ATCTAACGTAAAAGAACCTATTGAACCATTTGTATCTAACTCTACTAACACTCCATTGACATACATTTTAAAGTCATTTTGCTTATATAAAAAAGCAACTTTATACGTTTCCTCAACTGAAATATTATTGTAAGTCAATACTGCTTCATATTGTGAACCATTATAGTATAAACATTGTATAACAGTTCCTCTAAACCTTATATTAACCCCATTATTTAAATTACCATCACTTAAATTGAATTGAGAAGAAATAGCACCACCAACATTATTAATATAATTATTTGTAATAGGTTGTATATCTGCATACAAAACCCCCTCTGTTGAATTTATTACTTGGTCATTACCTGCATTATTACAAACTTCTTGCACCCTAGTAACTTGACTACCTTGTGTTGGTATGTAGGATGTAGGGTAACTGCCGTTTTGTATTTCAAATCCGTAAATATAAACACCATCAGTTCCATTTGTTGCTATATTTGAACCACTTCCATCAATACCAAGAAATATTTGTATTTGTAAATTAACATCTAATGTATTAAAACAAGAAACCCTATACCAACCATTACCGTAGTTTTCAATAGTAAAATTATTTGTACTTACACTACTTGCTGATATTGTTCCGTTTTCTAAATCTACTAAAACATTACTTTGTGCATTACCAACTTTAACATAACGCAATTCTTTCTTTTTTAAGAAAACTGTATTTGTTTTCAAATTTGAGCCAGTACTATTAGTTAAATACCTAACACCAATCGCTGCGTTTGGAACTAATAAATTAGCGTTTTGTGTTCCATCTGGAGATATACCTTCATTTGCAGTTATTGTTAAGTTAATTTTACCATAAATAGATTGACTAAAATCGTTTGAATGTGTTATAGAATTAGTTCTCTGTGGCTCTAACAATAAACTTGGACAACCACTAACAACACCATCAATCATAGGATAGTTTAGTCTTGGTACATTACTATCTACTGTTTCTATTAAGCCGTCTTCGTTTACTCTTGTAGCTTGCCCACTTCTGCTAAAGTCAAAATCTCCTACACCATCACTTGGTAATACAGAATATACTTTACTTGCTTTATATGCACTTGGAATTAATGCTAATTTTGGTTTTACTGCCATATCTTTATTTTATTACGTTTATACACATTGAGTTTTCTATAACACCACCATCAGCTACAACTCTATCTACAAAGTCTTTTCTTACTTTATTATTATAGTAAACAATACCCCAAAAGATGTTGTTTATTACTCCAATACCCCAATAGGTTGTATTATATATTTTTCCCCAATTTATCATTTTTATCTTTTTTGTCAGTTAAATATTTTTCTAACTTAATTATGTTAGATTGTTTTGGTTTATACGTTACTTTCATTACATACATAAAGTTAATAATAAAGATAAAGTTAAAACCCATCCGTTAAATAAATCATTTGTATCTGGACTTATATCCTCATTGTTGTTGCTATTGTATTCAGGAAAATCTTCTTCGTGAAAAGAAATGTAATCTATAAATCTTCTTGTGTAATACTCTGCAAAGTTTCTTTGCTTCTGTACTAAATAGTCTACTTCTTCTTTAGATACACCATCTGCATTTTCTGAATTGTGTTTACTAATTCCACCATTCTTTATCTGATATGCTGCAAAAGGTAAGTACTCCATCATAGCATAATGTATTAACATAGGCTGTATATAGTCTTCTACTAAAGCTAAATAGTTACCTGTTAATGTACCAGCTAATATATCTGCACTAATCTTATTGTATAAATCAGTACCTAAATAATTTTGTATATTTATCTGCTGTGCTACCTTAATAAATTGTATAAACTTATCAGTTGAAACGTTACCATCAAGAATACTATTCTTAACCAAATCATCTCTTGAAATAAATAATGCTGTCATATCTTAAACGTATTCAAAGTTTGTTTTATTTTTTCTTTTTCCTGTTAAATATCTCCAAAGTGTAACGTATTTTATCCCATATAACTCTGAAACTTCTCTTGATGAATTATAAAAAACACCTGTGTTTAAATCTAAAACAAGACTATTTACATTTTTCATTTTTTTAATATTAGGTCTTTCCCCTTTTTTAACCCAAAAGAAACCACCTGCATAATTTCTTTCTTTACTTAAACATTTACTAATATTAGAATGTGGTACTTTAGTTTTTCTTTCTGCTTGTTTTATACTTATAAAAGAATTTAATAAATTACCATTACTATCATATTGGTCTATAGCTATATTATATTTAGAAATATGTCCTCCCTCTCCACCTACACTTTTATTAGCTAAATTATTTAACCCATAGTAATTAATTAATCTATTCTCTATAACTATTGCTTCCTTCCTTGTTAAGCCTTGTTTATAAATAGTAACATTAACACCTTTTTCTGCTGCCTTTTTCCATTCAGCACTTCTACTTGTGAAATCATATGCTCTATTTAAAAACCCCATACCAATATAAAATACAGTATTATCATCTGCTTTTCTATGTATGTAGACTGCTTTACTCATATCTTATCCTTTGTTATTAGGGTGTCTTCCATTGTTAGGCATATCCTTTGGTGCTATTTCAGCAGTCTTATACTCTTCTCCTTTTGGTGTGTAACTCTTTGGTATACTATCTACTTCTTTTCCTTTTGAAATATACTTTTCTGTTTTAGACTTTAACCTATATAAATTCTCACTCCAAAAATGCCCACAGTTTACACCACCTTTGTACTTAAATAAAGAATAGTTATTACCTTTATGTCCAAAAGATTTATTTACACCACTAAAACTTGCTTGGTCTATATCTTCTTTTCTATATACAACACCTTTAGCAGTTCTACTCATCATATTCTTACAAAACTTTCTTGAATTACCACTTGAATACTTTTCTGAATATTCATAACGTATTTTATAGTAACTCTTATCTAACTTACTTTTATCGTTTGGTTTTGATTTTATAAAGTCTGCTAATTTATTTAATGTACTTTTCTTTTCTTTTATTAATTTATCTACCCAATCTTCTACACTTTCGTTATCTTCTGAATATTCTCTTTTTTCTACAAGTTCCCACTCATCAGATATTTCTTCTCCATCTAATGCATTAAGCATTTCTTCATCATTAAAATCTTCGTTTTCTTTAGATAACTTAACTCCAGTTTCTTCTTCTCTTGTTTCTTCATCTACTACATTATCTAACTCTTTAAATTCTAAAGGTTGTAATGTCTTAAAATAAAGGTTTAAGCTAATATCATTGTAAGCTAATATATCATCAAAGGCATTTATTAAAAGTGTCTGAAATGGTCTTATAACTGTGTTATCCATTAATAAAGATGCAGTCTTTAATTCATCTGCATTATTACCTAAACCACTACTATCTTTTACACCTAATAACATAGGAGATACAACTCGATGTGCTACCATTATTTTACGCATACTTTCATCAGAAAGAAATTGGTATTGGTTATGTGCATCACTTAATTGTATTGGCTCTATACTTGCAGCAGTATTTGCATCATCGTTAAAAGATAAAATAAACTTACCACTATTAGAACTACCACTAAATTTTTGATATATCCTATTTTCTATTAATTGTCTTTGCTCTGGGTCTGGAGTTCCATTATTAAAATTGATTAACATACTTGGTGCTAATCCATTCATAATGTTATTGATATGATAGTTAGATATTTCTTCTTCTAACTCTGCATATTGTATTCCACCTT